TAATAATTACTTTAATTTTCTACATAACTATGAATTACTAAACAGATTTGTAGGTCGTGATAAAATCATATGGGGAACTTGGGATGGAGATTTGCCACAAGAAAAGTTTGATGTCATTTGGGACAAGGTTGAAGATAAAACAGATGATGATTTACATCCAGGTCCAAAAGCACATAAATATTATGCGGAAAGATTAAAAAATGTATTACAAGATAGATTTAAATAATTACGAACTACGAGAAGTTCAAAAGTATCAAGAGGTTACAAACTATAATGATATTAATTCAGAACAGATACAAGTAATATCAGAAGAGTTAGCTGAATTTAAAGATTCATTTGGAAAAGATTGGCAAGAGTGGAATTTAAAAGACTTACGAGATAGACTACAAGACAATTGGACATTTTATTTAGTTGAGGGTGGTTGGGCATTTATAGATTGGAATAGACGATACCCTATGTTATGCCAGAAATATGTGTTTCCAAATCATAGAGGAACAGGTTTAAATTTAGATTTAATATGGATTCGTTGTAATGAAATCAAACAACAAGGATACAATTACGCAATGATGTTTATAGATGATTGGAACGAACCAGCAAAATCAGTATTGAAAGAAAAAATATTCACTAAAATCAACTAAATTGATATTTATATATAGGAAAAACATATGTCAGTTCAAACAACAATAGAAAATTATTTAAATTATATCACAGGAAGTGGTGGTGGTTGGCCAACAAATACCAATATTGGTATTTTTGCTGGTGTTGATTACATAAAAGAAGAAACCACAGGTGATATTTACTTGAATGAAATGAATACTGCGTGTGGTGTTTACGGAAATTATAATGACCAAACAGCTTCATTTGATTTAATGGCAGATTATGCAAATGAAAAAGGTTGTACAAAAGCTTATGTTTACGGACAAGATGATAGTGTTAAGTATAATCCTTCCAATTTTCAACAACCAATAATTAGTTCAAGTTTTGCCAGACACAACATAAGTTGTAGTTTTGAATTTGTAGAAAATACTTCATTAACATACTTCTCACAAAGAGGTAGTAATGACCACACAGGTAGTTTCCATTTGTTTATGCAAACACCCTGGTTTAGTGATGACAATTTATTAGAGATTGTAAGTGGTTCATTTAATAAAAATTCATTTAGAACTATATTGAGTTCATCACCAGTTAGTTCAAGTTTAATTCCAGTATTTAATACCGGTTCCTTTTCAGACTCAAATGCATACCATCCTGATTTTGTAGTTAAAGACCCAGCACAAGATGGAACTTCTTATGACAATTCAATATTATTTCATAAATACAATTCAGACAATCCGACTTATCAAAATTCAGTTAATAGTGGTTCATTAATTGAAACTTATATTGTTCCGAGTGGTTCAACAATAGGAACACAAGGATATTTAAAATCACCTAAATATGAATATCTAATGACACCAGACAAGCAAATACTAACAAAGAAAAAAGATAAGTTAGTATTATCAATAGCACCAAAATTGATTTTAAGTGGTGATAGATATCATATACAGAACGCATTATTATACTCAACTGCAAGTGGTAGTTTGATTCGTATGTATGATGATTCAACAAAACAAGTTCAAGATGTGGAAACTGGTGATGTTGTTAAATCTTATAAACCAGTTGGAATGCCAGATGAATTTTATTTTGAAGATTGGTTAAGTTATAGTTCAACAGATTTGAGTGGTTCAACACCATCAGGTTCGGTAGTAGTTAGAACTTTTCAAGAGGACTATTATGGATACTACTTAATCAATGGTAGTATTAAAGTTCCAGTTATGAAACAATCTATAATGAAAGGTGCGAGATACTTTTTAAAGCAAGGAGACACTTGGACTTGGGCTAAACCAACCGACATAGATACAGGAGATTACTTTTTAGATAAAGACGGAAATGAAGTTGAAGTAACTTCAAAATCAGAAGTAGCACAAGAAGAAACTTTCTATTCATTAGATGTTGAGGATATTGATACATACTTTACATCAGATATATTGGTTCACAATATTCCACCAGGTAAATGTTTCACAGGTGATACAATGATTACATTATTTGACGGAACTTACGAAAAGATTAAGAATATAACATCAGGTATGAAAATCAAAACATACAATCACGAAACTGGCAGATTACAAAATTCAGTTGTGGGTGATGTAACAAAAATTGAACACGACAACTTAGTTGAGTATAAATTTGATAACAATACAATAATTAAAGCAACAGATGACCACCCATTTTATATTGCTAGTGATTCATATATAGATTCAGATTACAGACCATTAGAATTAGGTGATAAAGTCTTAACTGATGATTTAAACAAGTTAGAGTTGATGGGATATAAACCACTCAACACAATAGAAACAACATATAATATAGATAACACAAATAACGGCAAGAACTACTTTGCGAATAAGGTTTTAGTTTCAGATGAGTCAGAAACAGAATAACGATTTTAAATACTTAATTCAAATACCAAATTTTCTTTCAGAAGAAAAATGTGATGAATTAAAAAAAGACATAATGGAATCTGAACAAGATGTAATTGGTTGTGTCGGAGATGAACAAGGTAAGAACGCAGTTATGCCAGAGATTAGAAAAACTAATGAGTGGTATTTATGTGAACAGAAAGACAATGAGTTCAGACCAGACAATCCAAATAAAGATTGGTCTTGGTTACAGAAGAAAATGTTTCAAATGGTAAACATTGTCAATGATAGTGTATTTCACTTTGACATTGATGCGTGTGACAATGAGTTAAAATTGATAGAATACACGAAGGGTGGATTCTACGGTTGGCATACAGATTTCAACGCAGGAACTTGTTCAGTAAGAAAATTAGTAGGGATTGTTCAACTCACAGACCCAAGTGAATACGAGGGTGGAGATGTTCAGTTCGGTATCCAAGACAAAGATACAAAAGAGTGGTACTCGATGAACAAACTAAAAGGTTCATTAACATTATTTCCGGCATTCCTATGCCATAATGTAGTGCCAGTTAGCAAAGGTAAACGATATGTAATTCAAGAGTTATTTATCGGTGACCATTTCAAATAAGGATAACAATGTATAAACCAATAGATATGGACGATTTGAAGTTAAACAATAATTTCAAATGGGTAATAACTAAGGATAATTTCTTTTCTAAAGAAGAGTGCCAATACATTATAGACAAGGTAAATAAAAACTCTGAAAGAAAGAAAACTAAATATTATCAAGCAGAAGATAGTATTTGTTTGTTAAATATCAACAAAACAGATGAACAAAAGTTATTAGATAAGTTTTGGGAAGTCATTTCAGTAGCAAATCAAGTTCATTATAAATATGATATCAAAGGTATTTACAGAAACAGAGTTCAATGTCATAGGTATGATGTTGGGGATTGGTATAATCCACACTCAGACTTTTATCCAATAGACCAATTCAGTTCATTAAAATTAACTTGTATCGTATCACTAAATGATGATTACGAGGGTGGAGAATTTAAATTGTTTGACGGAAAAACTATTGAACAAAAACCAGGTAGATTAATAATACATCCGGCATTCGCAGGACATCAAATAACCGAGATAACAAAAGGTGAAAGATACTCTTGTGTTGCTTGGGCAGTTGGAGATACATTCGTATGATACAAAACGATACATTTGAATTTGTAGTACACAAAGAAAATTTCTTATCGGAGAGCCAATGTGTAAAGTTGATGAGGTATCTTGAGAGAAATGAACCAACGATATCAGAACTTGCTGGCAATTATGATAATGATATTATGAATAAAGAGGTTCGTGATAACCAAGAAGTCAAAATCAATGACGAAAAACTAAACAATAAATTAAAAATGTTATTTGAATTAGCAAATCACTCTATATTTAAATACAATATACAAGAATTAGAATCAGTAAAAATATTAAAGTATGGTGTTGGTGGTAAATACAAATGGCATACTGATTGTGGAGCAAAGGAAACTTCTACAAGAAAACTAACAGCCATTGTTCAGTTGAGTGATGAGAAAAACTATGAAGGTGGAGATTTAGAGTTCGGTATCACAGACGAAACGGGCAAAAATAATTATACAGCAAAGAAAACGAGAGGTAGTATAACTATCTTTCCAGCATTTCTATCACATAGAGTTACACCGATTACACAAGGAACAAGATATTCACTAATAACTTGGATGTTGGGAGATTGCTTTGTATGAAATTAGCACTATGTATATGTCCACAATGGTCAGTTCAAACACCTTCATTTGCAATCGGAAGTTTAAAATCACACATCAAACATAAAGATGTTGTTGTAGACCAAATTGATTTAAATATATTATCATCAATTCACACTAAAGAAAAAAACATAGAAAAGTTTTGGGATTGGGGTAATGATAAACCTTGGAACTCAGAAGCAAACTTTAAAGATGAAATATTACCTTACTTCAAAGATTTATGGCACGAATATATAGATAAATTATCTACATTTGATGTCGTGGCATTCACAACTTACACATCAAATATAGTAACAACAGATTACATAGCTAGATATGTAAAACAAAAAAATCCAAAGATTCAGATATGGTATGGTGGCCCATACTCTTGGTATTCTGATTGTAGTGGATTAGTTGAAAATGATAACTATAGAGAGTTTGTAGATATAGCTTGTGGTTCAGGTGATGGGGAAAAGATTATTGCTGATTTAGTAAATCGTTATGTGGAAGACGGACACTACGAAAATGTAAAGGGTATTTATCGTTGGGATAAAATGACACCAAGTTTTCCTACAATATTGAAAAAAGGTCGTAGTGGTAGAAAGCCAGTATTTAATGGTGGTGTATTACCACAAAACCTTAATGAATTGGAAATACCAAGTTGGGATACCGAAGTAATAGATGAATATAAGAAATTAGCACAATTATTTGATTTAGAAGTTACATTACCAATGCAAACTTCAAGAGGTTGTACCTTTAAATGTACATTTTGTAGTGAAACACGACTATACAGATACAAAAACAATGAAAAGATAGTTGGTGAGATGAAAGGATTAGAAGAGCAGACTGGTATTAATAACTTTTGGTTTACTGACTCACTAATCAACGGGTCAATGCCCAATTTTAAAAAATTTGTAGATAAGTTACAAGAAGAAATAGATAATGGAAACATATCAAAAATGTATTGGGGTGGACACTTCAGAACACACAAGAAGTTAAACGGAGAATTGTTGACAAAAGCAGTTAATGTTGGATTAAATTATATGAATGTTGGTGTAGAAAATGGAGTGAATAAGATATTAGCACTAATGGAAAAAAACCAAAGTTCAGATGATGTTAGTTTCTTCTTAAAATCTGCTCACGAGAGTAATGTATTTTATAATGCAAATTGGATACCAGGTTATCCAAAAGAAAATCATATGGACTTTATGTTACAATTAAAATTCCTATACGACAACCACAAATACTTTGAAAACAATGGATTATTGAACTTAATGCAATCAACAGATATATTAGACCATACACCATTAGATGTTTACAGAGATGAGTTTGAAGTTTCAAAGGAAAAAACTATGTTGAACTCTTGGGTTTCAAATGATGCTAAAAACACATTAATGATTAGACATTTGAAAGCATTCTTCATAGAGGTAATGTTAAAGTCATTTCAATTTACAAAAGAGGGTGAGGACTTGATAGGAGACGACTTCTCATATGCCACAACAAAAGAAAAGGGTGGAAAACCACCATATTACAGAGCAAGAATTAGAGAGAATTCTTTACAAGTTGGGGATATACAAGTAGAATTAAAAGATAAAATGGACGATAGTATATTTAGTAAAGATTTTTTATTACCTAAAGAACACCACACACTATTAGATGATTATAAAAACAATATTGTTGATACTATTGAAAACGAAATCATCAAAACAATCAAAGGATTTGCTTGGGTAATGGTAAACACAACGAACAAATCTAATATTAATTTTGTTATCAGAGATAATTTTAAAGGATACAATCTAAAAGACTCACACTTTAATTGTAACTTTTCCCTTAAGTCTAATGGAGATGACTTTGAACTTGATGTTAAGTATGGGTTTAAGTTTGGTAAAGCTGATAAGAAATTATTTGACGACACAGACAATTTAGATTTTGCTGCAAGAAATAATATCTATATTAAAGATGATGTTAGTAAATACAAATACTCTGATGAAGCCAATGAACTTTATTTAGATAGTATGGATTACGATAGACATAAAGTTTCATTTCAAAGAACAGAAATGACAAGTCAATACTAAATAAATTACATTTTCAGGTTCATATAAACTATTTATTTATATCTAAGGTTATTCACTATGAAAACAAAAACACTATTTGACCACATAAAGCAAGTTACAAATGTTCAGAACCAATTGTATTGGGACGAACTATCTGAATCAGATAAGAAGACCTGGTCAAATTATATGGTGCATAGGTTTTTATCGATGAAAGCCGATTGGATAGAAGTTGTA